GAGAGAAAATCTTGTTAGCGCCAGAATCCCACTGCACCGTAATATCGCCACCAGCAGGAACAATCGGAACACCAGTACCCGTATCAATCCACGCAATCAACCGCTGGCTAGACGAATCCACATCCGAACCACCACCAACAGCAGACGACTGGAAAATCAGCAAACTATGCTGATTCGTGTCAGTAGACGGAGTAGTGAAAGTAATGTCGTCAGCGTCAAACACGCCATTCGTCACATCAATATTCTGCAACGCACCCGACGTAGCATGAACCGTACCCACACCCTCAACATCAGACACAAACTCATGCGCCGAGTTATACGTGTAACCCCGAACCAGGGCCACCTTAATCACCGCAGTATCAAGATCAATAGACCCGTCCAAAAAGCCTTCCTTGGCCTTCGGGAAAACAGCATTCGCCACTTCTTACTCCTTAATCGAACTTCACAACCTGCCCCGTCCTGGGGCTGTAATGGGCACCATCACTGAACGTGTTATCCGTGGCATTAAAAGCTGCCCCGGCCTTCTCACTCAACTCAAAAGCCTTACGAATATCCGGTGTGCGCGTCGTCGCCGGTTGAATACCGGCACGACGAGCCTGCACATACAAATCAAGTTCCTGGTTCTTACCCTTCTCACGGGACCGGTCAATCCCCACATGAGACTTAGCCCACCCCACCCGCAGCGAAGCAGCCCTCAAACACGCCCCGTAAGAAGAATGATCCTTCGTTACACAACCAGACCTACAAGCCATACCCAGTCCCATCTAACGCCTGTGGGGGCCACCCCACCATTTGAGTGACCCCCACAGAAACGTCAACTATCAGGAGTTGATGCTGGACGCAGACTCGATGCGGTACAGCGCAGCCTCACGGTAACGCTTCCACCCGAGCACGCCATACCACCCGAGGGGGCGGTGACGCATCAGCTTGTCCGTAACCGGACCCACGATGGTGTGCGGTTCCTCCGCAACAGCCTCAGCAAGAGCCTGCTTACCGACCACAATGGTGCGGTACACCTCTTCCGACGAGTCACCGTCGGTAGCCGAGTACATGCGAGGAGTCTCAATGAAGTAGGCACCCTCGAAAGTACCGATGAACCCGGGCCAGAAGTTCTCGCTCGCGTCATACTTGTGCAGGTCCTGGAACCCGCCACCCGTGGCCTCCGCACGAAGATCGAAGGAAACCTCCGGGTGAATGTATGCCGCATACAGGGAACCCTGACGGGGAACCGCCAGACCCGAACGCAGCTTCGCAACCACGAAACGAATATCATCAGCCTTGATGATGTCCGTGGACTCAACCTCAGAAGTCTGAGTCGGAGTGTCCGAAGAGTCACGCGAGAAGCGAACATTCGAACCGCCACGCAGTTCGGTCATAGCAACAGCATCAAGGCTGTCAGCCATGTTGTAAGCAATAATGTCCGCAGCAGCCGGATCAACATCCGACAGGCTGAACAAACCCAGCTTACGGGTGAGCAGGGCAGCGTTGCCATACTCATTCAAGGTCACGGTGACCGTGGAAGTGTTGCTCATCGCAACAGCATCCGGGTCCACGTTCTCAGTCAGGGTCGCCGTTGCCTGAGCCAGATCAGCATAAATCTGGAAAACAACAGACGAACCAGGCATGGCCTGCTGAACGGGCCGCTTATCAGCAATGTCACGGATGAGCGGCTGCGAACGCAGTGCCATCTCAACATAACGATCATAAGCAGACTGAACAAGGTTAGTCATACCAGTCTGGTTAGAGATCGTAGCGGAACCAGTGTAGGTGTTAGGCACTGTTGAGATTCACCACCTTTCACAAAATAGAAATAAGAAATGAATTAGTACACCGGGGGACCGTCAGCTCCACCGAACAGAATCCTGTTCAAATCGTCCGGTGTTTTCGCTGACTGGATAAGAGCCATCAACTGTGACTCGTCACCCGTTGGTGCTTGTCCCGTGTTCACAACATCATTGAACTGCTGCGCCCACGGCGGTGCATCAACCTGCTGCTGTAGTGCTTCCTGCTCTGATACCTGCCCCTCACTACCAGCCTCACTTTGTGTGACAGGCTGGAAAAGGTCAGCACGGTCATCAAGCCACGCACTCACATCTTCAGCAGACGTAATGTCCTCGGGGATCAAATCAGCAACCTTCGGGTTGTATCCACGGGACGCGAGAACTTCCTGAACACTGCGCTTCCGAGACTCCACACGGAAACCCTGCAATTCCTGCTCAAGTTCCTTCACACGCTTCGTCGCAGCCCTGTGTGCCTTACGCACCTGGGCTAAAGCGTTATCGTCATAGTCATCGAAATCGTCAGGCAGGTCATACTCGTTGTTAGCCATAAAAGGCTCACCCTTTCGCTCATCCGTTAATTGAGTCGCCACCCACACAAACACCGGGGAAGTGGTTGCGGCTGTGACTACCGGTCTTCATACACATCACCTGGGCCGGTCGGTCAGGGATGGGGTGGAGCGTCACGGAATCGCACCGTGTTCCAGTCCGTTGCCATCATGTGGCTCTACGGTCTGTCGAAACTATTCACGCCCCGCATTATTAAATTAGAAATTACGTGACTGGCTCAACGCACTCCGTGCGGCACCAGCAGTACCCGAGAAACGTGCCCGTTCACGACGAGCCCTACGCTCCGACGCAAGCTGCTTCTCATCATCACCAAACGCAGCCTGCAACGTATCCATCTCCGTATACGCCTCCTGGTCAATATCAGCCAGAGTGCGTTCCCGGTTCGCAGTGCGACGGGCACGAGCGAACGTACTCTCCAACTGTGCAGACGTTTGCGGATTGAACGGGTCAAGAGTTTGACCAAGAGTGGAAGAAGCAAGTTGTTCAGACTGGGAACGACCCATTGAGAAACCTGACCGTTCAGCGGCACCACCGATCTGAGCGGCACGAACCTGCCGTTGGATCACCTTCTGAGCCTTCTCAGCATCCAACAAGTAAGCGAGAGCTTCACCCTCACCCACACCGTAATACTCGTTCAGTTCAGCAAGAACCTCACCACTGCCCTGCAACAAGGCTTGGGCTGTGGACACACGATCCTCAAGTTCATTCGCTGAAATGTCGTTCGCAATGAACTTCGCATAATCGTCATAGTTGTCGTAAAACTCTGGCGGCAAACCATACGACGACAACACTCGACGGTAGGATCGTTCCATCTGTACGTATTCAGCTTCGCTGATGGCTTGTCCACGTTGACGTAGTGCTTCCATCCCGGCGAAACGGTTCTTGTAAATGTCAGTAGTTCTGAACCTGGCGAGGATGGCTTCGTTACCTACATCGGCTAGACCTTCACTGATCCAACCATCCACACTAGACATGAGAGATGTAACGTCTGCTGCCGTGAAACCTAGTTGTCCGAACAGGTCCCGCAGAAACTCACGTGCGGATGTGCGTGCAGCATACGGAGTCGTATCAACAGGTTCAGGTTCTGTCGTGTCAGGGACCTGCTGCAACGTCCAAGTGTTGTTTAGCCACACCCATTGGAAACCCTCGGGGGCTGGCCCAGGAGGGCCGTCACCAGAACCGTCGTCACCATCATCCGGGTCTACCGGCGGGTCGATTGTAACAACAGGATCAGATTCCTCTTCCCTCACAGCATTCGACTGAGATTCCCCAATCTCATTAGCGATAGAAGCCTTCTCGTCAGCAGAAAGACGACCATCCGACGCGAAAAGTTTCAAATCCTCAATGGCTGAGTCACGTTCAAGTTTGGTCATTTCACCATTCTTGTACGCCTCATTGATCTTATTACGCTGCGTTGAATAACCCGGTACTCTCGCCATCAGTTACCCCGAAAATCCCATCATTCGGGCAAGGCCCGTACCAATATTCGTATACGTCTGATACGCATTATTCGTGTACTGCCAGCGATCATCCTTACGGACCTCTTTAGTGAAATCCCACAAAGACATCAACTGAGGCGTACCGTTATCCATCACAGAATTAAACGCCTTACCCAACAGTGGGTCAGTCAAATCAATCTGAGACGGATCAGGCAACTCAAGAAGATTCGCCATCTGACCGATATAAGAACCAGCAGCATCACGCAACGTGTAATCAGCAGACAAACGACCCTGGAACACCGGATACAACTGCTCCGCCTCAGCCACCATCTGGTTAATGAAATCCTCTTCATTGAACCGCTGCGACGGGTCCATAATGTTGATAGCCCGTCGAGTGAACCAGTCATCCGAATACGACAAACCGAAATCGGAAGCCAAACGCTTCAACGAAGCAGCGGTCGTTTCAACCGTGCCACCAGCCTCATACGTGTCACCACGGATACCTCGACGGGCACGCTCAGCAAGCCACTCACTCAGCTCACGCTCAGTCCAACCCTCATAGATTGAACGGCGAGCAATGCGCTCAACAACACCCTCATCGAGAGTTAAACCGAAACGGGCAGCATAATCCAAGACAGCATTGGAAGCGTCCCTGATCTTCTTGGGCCAGTCACCGCCCGGCTTATCACCGAACTCTTCCTTGAACGCTTCCATCCAGGTAGTGGTCTTACCAGTGTCACGCCACCAGTCAGTCTCCCGCAGAGCATCATCAAACTCTTGCGCATCCCAACCATTGGTAAGAGCGTCTTGGAAAAGTTGACGCAGTTCAGGGTCTTCCTTCACCAACTGGGCAATATACGGCCCATACTGGTCATAATATTCCTGCATAAACTCGCGGCGGGCCTCACGGCGATCCTCACGAGTCTTCCCCCGTAAACCCTCACGGGTAGCAACAGCCTCGTCATACGCAGCCTGAGCCTCATCAATAGCAGTCTGGGAACCAGACTCCTTAGCCCGATCCAACTCCTGCTTAGCAGCAGCAACATCACGATCAGCCTGCTCAACAGCAAACGGCCTCTTGCGCTCTTCCTCAGCCACAATCAGCCTCCCGCCAAAGCATTCAAGAACATGTCGTAATACTGGCTCGCCTGACGATCCTCATAATCATCACGAGACTGTGCGTAATCCAACGCCAACACACCCGGATCAACACCACCCGAACGAGTCACCGTGTCACCAGCAGCAGACACAACCTGCGGATTCGCAGTCTGAGCCTCATTCAAAATAGTCAAAAACTGGCTGTACTCATCCTCAGTAGGATTACGACCAAGGGCACCCTGAATGGTTTGCATCAACAAACCACGAGCCTGCGTCGGGCTCGTTATGTCAATGGTTCGCTGGGTGGAATATCCACCACCTCCACCGTAGTAACCCCCACCACCGGAACTACCAGTCGTGTCCAACGACGACCGTTGAGTCAACTGACCAGACGCAATCCGATTCAACACCTCATAAGGGCTCACGCCCAAAGCTGTTGCAGTAGGAATCACATTCTCTTTGAAAAAGTTCT